TAAAGGGAGGATAGTAAAATGGTCAAGAAACTAAACTTCATACTAGTTATAGTCCTTTGTGTTGCTATGGTTATGCAATTCAGCGCATGTAACCAGAATAACAACCAAACAACCAATCAAACAACGAATGACCAGAGCCCGACACCAGACCCACGAGAACAAGAACGCCAACAAGGCTACTCGTGGGTCAGGTGGCCTAGCGCAAGAAATGCGCAGTGCACAACCCCAAGTCCAGGTATCGTCTGAGAACTCCATTGACGCCACAGTTTTCGAGCTGGATGGCCGTTTGACGCTTGTCCAAGAGCGTCTTGTCAATTGGAAAGTACGAGCGACCGACTATGGGACCGAAGCCGATTTCGATGCAGTGAACAACGTCCGCAACCAGCTAGGACCCCTGCACGAACTCGAAGTACCAATCGTCACGAATAATGACGCCACATCTTATCGCGCTGCAGTCAACAAACGCAGCAATTTCCTTCAAGCGAAAGACGATGACGACATATCTGACTATTCCTTCGAACAGGCTCTCGCCATCATCGATCAACTACCTGACCTTTTCACTGCTGACCAGTGGGATGAGAACGAACTCGACCGCGCCCGTTGGGCGGCCAAGTTCGACGCTTCCAAGAACAAGCGCATGGAGACCGCCTGGTCTTCCATCGCCGAAGCGGATCTCAAGGAAATCCGAAAGAAGACCGGCTCGGTCAAACGCGAAGTCCTTTTGGGCAAGCGATTTGACCAGTCGGCTGCCGGCCGTATCATCTACGCCGGTACGGATGCCTTCAATGCCCTCACGGGCCCCCCACAAATGGTCGCGATGGAACGCCTTGTCACGCTGCTCGCTCACAAAACGAGCGACGGCAAACCGACGCTTGTCGGTGACATTGAAGTCATGTTGGGCTACAAAGCCCTCGACACCACCCTCGCATGGTTCATATGCGACCGCGATTCGCCCGACGGGCGCAACCGCTTCCCCGAAACGGTGGAAGGTGATTTCAGTCGAAACGATCGAGAACAGCGCAGCCGCGTCGCCCACATTTGCGACGCCTGGTTCAAGAAACTCGGACTCCCCGAGTGGTACCGCGAACTCATGTTCCAACTCGAGCATTACACTCTCGTGAACTATGAGTTTGGTCTCAAAGTCGACCTCAAATACCAGCTCGCTACTGGCACGACGAACACGACTTTTCGCAACAGCATCTACAACGCAACCATGTTCGCAGTTTGCTGCCGCAGACAACACCGTAAGGGCAAAGCCTTGGTCCTCGGTGATGATCTGTTGGCGGCACTCGACCACCGCCTTGACCTCAAGGCGTGGGTGAACGACGTGGCCACGTTCAAGATGGTGCTGAAGGCGAAAGCACCGCGCATGGAAGGCGAGGCAACGTTCCTTAGTCGCCGTCTCTTCACGCAAACAGACATTCCATTCATGATCCCACAACCGGAAAAAGCTTACTTCAGGTTCAACGCTCGCGCCAACCCCAACCCGGCGATGAGTGACGACCAGTACATATGTGCCAAAGCACTGTCGTACGCTTTCTCTTTCCAGCACTGCCATTTGCTGCGGGACATTTTCCTCAAACGTTTCCATATGAACGGATCGCATATGAATTTCGATATCGAGAGTATCGGTTGGAACAACCGTCAATTCGGATTCACGGTGCAGGACATTTATGACCGCACCATGACCAGCCCGAACCTCATCGAATTCAGCGACCTGTCCTACTGGGTGACGGAGTTATACAAGGACATTGACGCCTGTGACTTCGAGGAGCTCTTTGAGAGCATGATCTGTAGCAACGAGACGACGATTTTGGATGACCCGCGAGCAGAATGCTTCGCGAGGTTCATTGGCTGACTGAGCAATCAACTTGG